AAAAAGATCCTTTTTAAAACTAAAGCAACAAGGTAAAACATTTGATAATTTAAAAAGAATATGAAAATACTAAATTTATATGCATGTTTAGGAGGTAATCGTTATAAATGGAACGAAGTAAAAGAAGATATTGAAGTTACTGCTGTTGAGTTAGACTCCGAAGCTGCACGATTATATCAAGAGCGTTTTCCTAATGATACAGTAATAGTTGCGGATGCTCACCAATATTTATTAGAACATTACAAAGAGTTTGATTTTATTTGGAGTTCGCCACCTTGTCCAAGTCATAGTAGGGCAAGATATTGGAGTTCAAAAGGTGGAAAATATAATGTAGAATATCCTGATTTAAAACTTTATGAAGAAATTATATTTTTAAAACATTTTGTTACAGGAAATACTAAATGGGTAATTGAAAATGTTATTCCATATTATGAACCTCTAATTCAAGCACAAAAAAGAGATAGGCATTTATATTGGACAAATTTTAAAATTCCAATAAATTTAAAAAGTAGACATTTTGATGAATTATGTCAAGCAAAAGATGAATTGAAAAAACTTTGTAATTTTCATCAAATAGATTTATCTGATTATAAAGGTGAACAAAGTAAAATTAAAATGGCTCGTAACCTGGTAGATTATGAAGCTGGCAAAACAATATTTGAAACTGCATTAGGAATAATTAATAAATCAAAAACAAAACAAGTAACATTAGAACTATGAAAACAAACAATCAAACAAATCTATCACTAATTTCTAAAACAGAATGGTGGTTAAAAAAATTAGATGTAAACTCTATTAGAGGAACATTCGACTGGAATCAGTATCAAAAATATTTAAAAGCTTTACAGAATAATGAAAAAAAATGATGTTACTTTTATTTTATTTGTAATCTTCTTATTATTTGCTTTACTTTTGCATAAGTGATTGATGAACTTGTAAATAATCGAATCTACAAACAAATAACTCGGAATGTATGCCACAATCACGAACTACAGGATGACCTTCACTTTGAAGCTGTTTTAGTCATTATAGAGAAAAAATTTGATTTATCAGAAATAAGAAACCTTAAACACTTTTTCTCGGCTGTAGTATGGAGAACCTGGCATTCAAATAAATTTAGAAAAAAGTATTTTGTTGATCATGTTAAATTTGTAGAGAATTTAAACGAGATTATTGAAGAAAACGAAAACATTGACTATTCAGTACTGATTAACTTTTTAGATAGTTCACCACAAAATGAAAATGAATTTTATGAGGTTAATTTACTTAAGTTGTATATTCAACATGGTGATGCAAAAAAGTTAAGCGATAAAACTAAGATACCTTACAGAACAGTAGCAAACGACATTAAACAAATCAAAGACAAACTCAAACGACAGCACAATGAAAAAAATTCTAATCAAGGCGAACATGGGTAACCTTAACGGGTTATCATTTCACCGATTAATCGTTCCATTCTCCAAAGTCTCCGACATGATAGACTTTCAATGCGATGTTTTCCCAGACTTAGAAGTGGCTACTGATGAACAGCTTAAACAGTATTCTGCAGTGGTTTATCAAAGGGAAATTGATACAAGTGGCAAATCATTAGAAATAATTAAAAAGTATCATTCACTCGGAATTAAAGTTATATTTGACATTGATGATATTTGGACTTTACCTAAAAGCCATTATTTAAGTAGACTATACGATATTCACAACATACCCGACCAAACAGTTGAAATACTGAAAAATGTAGATTTAGTAATAACAACTACAAAACACCTGGCATCTAAGATTAAAAAATACAACAAGAATGTTGAGGTTATACCTAACTGCTTAGATCATGAAGATGAGCAATGGAAACCTAATAAGACTAAAAGTGATAAGGTTAGATTTGGTTACATTGCAGGTATTTTCCACAAAGAAGATATTTCAATCTTAGAATTACCAATTCGTAAAGCCTTGAGACATGATTTAAACATTCAATTTGTATTAGGTGGCTATAATGATAATGCAGATTATAACTATTACGAAAAAGTAATGAGTGGTGGAACTTTAACAGATAAGTATCAAAGAGTTTACAGCTTACCAGTTCACGATTATGGAAAGACATATAACGAGACTGATGTATCTTTAATCCCATTGCAATCAAACTCATTTACTGAGTGCAAAAGCGAAATAAAGCTTTTAGAAGCAGGTTTACATGGAAATGCTGCAATAGTTAGTGATGTACTACCTTACAACATATTTCCAAAGGAAACAGCAATCTTTTTAAAGAATAATGATATAAATGGATGGTACAAGGCTATAAGAAACCTAAGTAAAGATGAAGCAATGCGTAAGGAATACGCAGAAAGTTTACAAAAATATATTGAAAAACATTATAATTTAAACAAATGGACAGAAGTAAGAAAACAGATTTTAAAATCGGTATTGGCGTAACAACTACCCCAAATCGTAAAGAATACGTTGATAGATGGTTAGAATACTTTGAGAAGTTTAAACCTGCTAATTACCATCTGCACATTCACGAAGATGTACACTACAAAGGTGTTGCATACTCTAAAAATCAAAATTTATATACCCTTCGAGATTGCGACCACATTTTCCTTTTTGATGATGATTGCTTTCCTGTTAAATCTAATTGGGCAAACTTTTTTATTGAATCAGGTTACCATCACTTGCTATACTTAGAACCAAAACATACGATTAAATCTAAAATAAACGATTTAGAGATATTTCATAATTGTGGTGGGGTGTTTATGTATTTAACAAAAGAAGTACTTAATAAAGTAGGTTATTTAAATTCTGAGTATGGTCAGTATGGATATGAACACGCTGGTTATTCAAATCGAATTTACAAAGCAGGATTAACTGATGCACCTTACCAACAATTAACAGGAACTGATAAATATCTTTATGCAATGGATTATGAAATTGAACACAAGTCAAGTATTCCAACTTACAAAAAAGATAAATTGATTGAAGAAAATAGAAAAGTATTTATTAAGGAATTACAAAGCGAAACTATTTTTTATAACTTTGCAAAGTGAACGAACACATACTTTTTAAACTAGCAACTCGCAGCAGACCTCAAAAGGCAAAAAAGGCTATTCAAAACATTATAATGCTTTGTCAATCAATGAACTATACTATTTTAGTAAGTATTGATGAAGATGACGAAAGTATGTTTAGTTTTAGTTATCCTGATGATAATGTCTTTATAGTTAGAGGCACTTCAAAAAATAAAATAGATGCTATTAATCGTGACATGGATATTTTTGAAGGTTGGGATATTTTAATAAATACTTCTGATGACATGGAGTTCCAAATCAAAGGTTTTGACAATATAATCAGACAAGACTTCAAAGGAAACTTAGATCAGGTTCTGCATTATTCAGATGGCAATCAACACGCAAACATTATGACAATGTCAATAATGGGATTTGATTACTATAATCGTTTTGGTTACATTTATCATCCTGACTATAAATCTTTGTGGTGTGATTGTGAAGCTACAGAAGTAGCTCATTTGTTAGGTAAGTATGAGTACATGGGTGACAGTAAAATATTATTTAAACATATGCATCCTGCATGGGGTTTAGCAGATTACGATGAACAATACAGAAAAACAGAAAGTCAAGAAATGTGGAATTCAGACTATCATTTGTTTAAATATCGAAAGTCAGAAGATTATTTTTTAGATAAGCACTTAATTATCAATAAACCTAAATACTATAATGTATAGTCAAAATAACGAAGAGCAAATAATTATTAATTACTTTAAAGATTTTAAAGGACATTTATTAGACATTGGAGCAAATGATGGTGTAACTTTATCAAATAGTCGAAAACTAATTGAATTAGGATGGAGTGCAGATTTAGTTGAACCTGCTACTATTCCATTTAAACAATTAGAAGAGTTATATAAAAACAATAAATCAATTAAATTACATAATTGTGCAATAAGTGATTTTACTGGTTTAACTTCATTTTATGTAAGTGGTGAACATTTAGGTAAAGGTGATAGTGGTTTGCTTTCAACTTTATCAATTAAAGATAAACAAAAGTGGGAAGGGACTACAGACTATTTTGATTTAACTGTACAAACTTATAGTTGGGAAGATTTTGATAAATCAAAAAAATATGACTTTATTAGCATAGATGCTGAAGGTTTTGACTTATCAATACTCAAACAAATAAACTTAGATGAATTTAACGTTCAAATGATTTGTGTTGAACACAATAACATTGATACTCAATTTTATATTGAGTATTTAGAATCATTCTATTTTCAACCAATTTTAATCAATAACGAAAACATAATAGCAGTAATATCATGAGAGTTCATCCTGTTTATAGTTCTGAAGAGGTTTTAATGTTTACCTATAAAATGTCAATTGATATTTTAGAAAAAGATATTAAAGGAGATTTTATAGAATGTGGAGTTGCTGCTGGTAGTCAAATTGGTGCAATGCAACAGGCAATGTTAGATAAACAAATATCAAGAACTATTTGGGGGTTTGATAGTTTTGAAGGTATACCATTTGCAGGAATTAATGATACAGAACAGCCAGGAATAGGTGAAATTGATAAAAATAAAATTGGACTATTAGAAACAACAGGTATTGCATCATGTTCACAAGAAGATGTATTAAAAAACTTTCAATTATGGAATTTACCAACTAATAATTTAAAATTGATAAAAGGATGGTTTGAAAATACAATTGAACCTACATCAAAAGAAATAAAAGAAATTGCAATGTTAAGATTAGATGGTGATTTATATTCATCTACTTATGTATGTTTAGAACATTTATTTGAAAAAGTAGTTAGTGGTGGAATTATAATAATAGATGATTGGAATTTAACTGGATGTCAAAAAGCAGTAAAAAAGTTTATTGATGGAAGAAAAATAAAGAAATTTAACGAAATAGCATATTTTATAAAATGATACTTTCAATACTTATTCCTACTGTACCTCAACGTGCTAATTTATTTTTAGAGTTACATTCTGAAATAAATAAGCAATTAGATTTAGCTAATGCTTTTGGATTAGTTGAGGTTATTTCTGATGATGCTCCAAAAGGAACTAAAACAACAGGACAAAAAAGAAATGATTTACTAAACGCTGCACAAGGTGAATATGTTTGGTTTATTGATGACGATGATATGATAATGCCAAACGCAATACATAACGTTTTAACAGCATTAGAACAGAAACCTGATGCATTAGCTATCAATGGAATAATGACTACAAATGGTGTAGATAAAAAGGAATGGTACATCAGTAAAAATTTAGAATATACTGCTGACTGGTCAAAAGGTTATGAAATATATTTGAGACCTACAAATCACATTACTCCGACTAAAAGAGATATTGCAAGGCTAATTAAATTTGAAGATAAAAGTAACTTTGAAGATTATGCTTATTGCATGGAACTCAAAAGATTAGGTTTAATTAAAACAGAAGTAGAAATAAAAGAACCTGTTTATCATTACAGATATCAAAACTATGACAAACTATACTAAAATAGCAATAGTTACTTTCTTTGATGAAAAAGAAAAATATAAGTTAGCAGGTAAAAGACAAGCAGAATCTTTACAGGCAATTAACTTTCCAATGGAAAACTATTTTCAGTTTAGAAACTTTGCAGAAATCAACTCACCTGAACATACAGAAATACCATACGCATTCAAACCTTATGCAATTAATGAAATAAAGAAAAAAGGATTTGAAATCGTAATTTGGATGGATAGTCCTGTTTATTGCATTAAATCAATAGATAAATTTATCGAATACATAAACATTAACGGATTTATATTTTTTGATAATTTAGGTTACACAATAGGAGACTATACATCAGATGAATGTTTAAATAACTATTCAATGGGTAGAGACGAATCATTCAATCATCAAATGATAATGGCTTGTTTAATGGGATTTAATTTTAAGAACGAAAAATCAAACAAACTATTTAAAGAATACTTAAAAGCTACAAGTATAAAAGGATGTTATGAAGGAGACTGGACAAATGAATCTAATCAAGTAAGTCATGATAATAGAGTAAAAGGACATCGACACGATCAATCAGTAATGAGTATTTTATTAGCAAAAGAAAAAATAAAACCTTTACATCCTCATTCAACTTTCTTTGCTTACTTTGGCAATCCTGGACATTTACCTCATGCAGAAACTGTTTGTTTATTAAGTCAAGGCTACTAATGTTTCAATTACTCGCAACTACATACATAATAGCAAAGTTTATCCCAAAACCTATTTGGTTACATCGTAAACCATTTACGTGTCCTCTTTGCTTAACTTATTGGAGTTTCTTAATTTATCAAATAATTAACTTTACTAACTATTTTGATTTATTGACTATTCCTTTTACCTTTGCATTAATAGCTTCTCTCTTTGAACGATTAAACGATAGGTATCTATGACCGAAGAAATAAAACAATCTTTGTTAAATTGGGAATCAATGGGGAAAAATTACTCACCAACATTTAACTGGACTGAATTAAACGAAATAGCAATTAAGTTAGGTAACAAACCTTTTAACTTAGGTTGCTCAGAATGTAGAAGACAATTACTTGAATTTTTACTAGCAACAATCAAAGATGGAATCAGTAAATAACCCTGAACACTACGGAGGTAAACAAAATACCTACGAAGCTATAAAAGTAATTGAAGCATGGGATTTAAACTTTCATTTAGGCAATGTAGTAAAGTATATAAGCAGAGCAGGTAAGAAAGATAAAACTAAACTTAAAGAGGACTTATTAAAAGCAAAGTGGTACTTAGATAGATATATAGATGAATATACAAAAGGTTAAAATAAACGCAATAAAAAGCAATCCAAACAATCCTCGATTAATTAAGGATGATAAATTTCATAAATTAGTTAAGTCGATTAAGGAGTTTCCTCAAATGCTTGAGTTAAGACCAATAGTCGTAAATGATGAAATGGTTATACTTGGAGGTAACATGAGACACAAGGCTTGTATTGAAGCTGGGTTAAAAGAAGTAACAATCGTAAAAGCAAAAGATTTAACCGAAGAGCAACAAAAAGAATTTATAATTAAAGATAATGTAGGATTTGGTGAATGGGATTGGGATATATTAGCTAATGAATGGGACACAGAAAGTTTAGAAGAGTGGGGGCTAACAATACCTAATTTTGAAAATATAGATTATTCAAATAAAAATGAAGAAATTGATATTGATAGTTTAGATACTGAAATGATTATTAAGTTAAAATATACTGAAGAAGAGTATAATTTAGTTAAGGACCAATTAAGTAAAATTGCATCAACTCCAGAGCAAGCTATATGGAAATTATTAGGCAATGAGTAAACATAGATTTAATTATAAGTGGTATTTAAAAGATGGCTATCCTAAAAGCCACGGGTTAAAAGTGTTCGGTACTTTTATTTGTGGGGGCGGTTCGACTATGGGTTATAAGTTAGCAGGGTTTGAACATTTGGGAGGTGTTGAAATAGATCCTGAAGTTGCAGATGTTTATAAAACTAATCACAACCCTAAATATTTATTTATTGAAGATATTAGAGAGTTTGCAAAGCGTACTGATTTTCCTGAAGACTTATATAATTTAGATATTTTAGATGGCTCTCCTCCTTGCTCTTCATTTAGTATGGCTGGCAATAGAGAAAAAGATTGGGGCAAAACAAAAGTATTTAGAGAGGGTCAAGCCGAACAAAGATTAGACGATTTATTTTTTGATTACATAGCACTTGCAAAAAAGTTACAGCCAAAAGTTGTTATTGCTGAAAATGTAAAAGGATTAATTCAAGGTAATGCAAAGGCATACGTTCACAGGATTAAAAAAGAATTTGAAGCTGCAGGATATAAAGTTCAATTGTTTTTATTAAATGCTGCAAGTATGGGCGTGCCTCAAAAACGTGAACGTGTATTTTTTATTTGTCAAAGGAATGATTTAAACTTTCCTAAATTAGAATTAAAGTTTAATGAAGAGTCAATAAAATTAGGTGAATTCATAGATAGCTCAAAAGGATTAAATTTATCAAAAGACGGAAAGTTATATTCAGATTGGTTACAAAGAATAGAAACAGATAAAAATTTTGGAGATATTTGTTTAAGAACAGAAAAAAAACAAAAAAGCTTTGGAAGAGTTTTGATTAAAAAAAATGATTATGCTCCGACAATTGTAAGCGGAAACCAATATATTTATTTTGATGAATTTAAAGAAATATCAAATCAAGATATTCAACAAATAGGTAGCTATCCACTTGATTACAACTTTAAAAAAATTGAACCAAAGTATTTAATAGGTATGTCAGTACCTCCAGTAATGACTGCACAGATAGCAACTGAAATTTATAATCAATGGTTTAAAAAATAATAATGACAACAAATTCGGACATATTAAAAAAGGCTATGTTAGAGGCACTTGAAAAGAGTTTAGGTGTAATAACATCAGCATGTAAGCAAGTTGGCATAGCAAGGTCTACTCATTATGAGTGGTACTCAAAAGATAAGGACTATAAAAAGGCAGTAAAGGATATTGAGAACGTAGCTTTGGACTTTGCAGAAAGTCATTTGCATAAACAGATAGCAAAAGGCAACCCACTTAGCACTATGTTTTATTTAAAGTGCAAAGGCAAGAAACGAGGTTATATTGAGCAACAAGAAGTAAAGGTAACAGGCAACATGAAATTTACAGCGGACTTTGGCGAAAGCAGTACTATACACACCACACAAGAACCAGAAGAAAATTCATAATGCAATAAACAACGGAACTGAAAAATACTATGTTATCAATATAGGTAGGCAGTTCGGGAAAACTTTATTGGCATTGAATCAAATGTTATTTTGGGCCCTAAATAATAAAGGCTGTAAGATAGCATGGGTAAGTCCTGTTTATAAACAATCCAAAAAAGTATTTGAAGAAACGTTTAAGGCATTTG